TATTCACAGAACATTATGTTGATATTCCAGAAGATAAAATTAATGTTGTTGAGGAATTTGCAGAAAAAGTCGAAACTCTTGAATCTGAATTAGATAAAGTTGTTACGGAAAATGCAAACTTAAACGCACAAATTGGTATTTACAAGAAAGACCAAATCGTGTCTGAAGTTTCCGAAGGACTTAGCGAAATTCAATTTGCAAAATTAAAATCTTTAGCAGAAGGAATTGAATTTGTTTCTGAACAAGACTACAAAGAAAAACTTCTTTTAACAAAAAAGAAATATTTTGATGATACGACAGAAGAGACAGTTAAAAAAGTGGCACCAATGGATGACGACATTTCTTCATTGGAAGAATCTTTTTCGCCAGTAATGTCTCACTATGTACAGAATATTTCTAGAACCCTCAAGAAATAAGTTTTTATAAATAAATTAAACAATACTCAAAGGAGAAAAACATGAGCGTAGAAAATCTTTTAAAAAAATGGGCACCAGTTCTTGACCATTCAGAATTACCTGGAATTCAAGGCAGCCACAAGCGTTCCGTAACAGCGCAACTTCTTGAGAATCAAGAAATTGCTTGTCGCCAAGATGCACATGGTTCTGGTGGTTATCGCAACCAAACATCATTGTTGTCTGAAGCATCCCCTGCCAATAACATGGGCGCATCTTCATCTACAGCAGGCGATGGCGCAGTAGACATTTATGATCCAGTTTTAATCAGCTTGGTTCGCCGTGCGGCACCTAACTTAATTGCATACGATATCTGCGGCGTTCAGCCAATGACAGGTCCAACAGGATTGATCTTTGCAATGCGTAGCCGTTACAAAACACAAGGTGGTACAGAAGCCTTGTTCAACGAAGCTAACACAGCATTCCCTAACACAGCACAATCACAAACAGGTGCTTCACCTGCTGACTTGTCTGGTGGTACAGAGTACACACGTGGTACTGGTTTCACAACAGCAGAAGCTGAAGCATTGGGTGATGGCTCTGGTCAAGGTTTCCAAGAGATGGCATTCTCTATTGAGAAAGTTGCTGTTACTGCACGTAGCCGTGCTTTAAAAGCAGAATACACAATGGAACTTGCACAAGACTTGAAAGCAGTTCATGGTTTGGATGCTGAACAAGAATTGGCTAACATTCTTTCTACAGAAATCTTAGCTGAAATTAATCGTGAAGTTGTTCGTACAATTAACTTGTCTGCTACAGTTGGCGCACAAGAGAACGTTACATCTGCTGGTACTTTCAACCTTGACGTTGACTCTAACGGTCGTTGGTCTGTTGAGAAGTTCAAAGGTTTGATGTTCCAATTAGAACGTGAAGCTAATGCGATTGCTAAAGCAACTCGTAGAGGTAAAGGTAATGTGTTACTATGCTCTTCTGACGTAGCATCTGCATTGCAAATGGCTGGTGTATTAGATTATACTCCTGCTTTGAGCAATTCATTGAATGTTGACGATACAGGTAACACATTCGTTGGTGTATTGAATGGTCGTTTCAAAGTTTATATCGATCCATACTTTGCCGCAACATCTGGCACACACTATGCAACAATCGGTTACAAAGGCACTTCAGCTTTTGACGCTGGTTTGTTCTACTGCCCATACGTTCCGTTGCAAATGGTTCGTGCAGTTGGTCAAGATTCTTTCCAACCAAAAATTGGATTCAAGACTCGTTACGGTATGGTCGCAAACCCATTCGCAACATCTGCCGCTGACGGTACAATCTCGTTCGCTAACAAGAACGTGTACTATCGTAGAATTAGCATCACTAACTTGATGTAATTGATTAAGCCGAGACTACATCGGTATTTAAGAGAGGACCTTAGGGTCCTCTTTTTTTTGTCTATCATAAATAGATGACAAGAGGAGATAAACATGTCAACGTTACCAATAGTACCATTCAACAAAAGTTTTCTTTCTAATAACAAATTTGATTTTGTTCTTAAAAGAATTCCTAACTTTACATTTTTAGTTCAGAGCGTCAACTTGCCTGGACTCACACTTGCGTCTACAGCTATCAATACACCATTCTCTACAATTAGTGTTCCGGGAAACCAAATCACGTTTGGAACATTATCATTAACATTTTTAGTCGATGAAGATATGCAGGCGTGGTATGAATTGTATGATTGGATTGTTCAATTGGGTAATCCAACAGGGTATGATAAAATAGGTAGATTGACAGGTCCAGAAGGATCAACTATCAATCCATTATCCGATGCTACTCTATATGTAAAAACAAATTCAAATAATCCAAATTTTAAATTTAATTTTATTGATGTGTATCCTACCGAATTGGGAGAAATGACTTTTACCTCATCCGACAATTCACAAGAATTCATTACTGCAAGTGCAACGTTTAACTATGGATATTATGAAGCGGTTAGAATTTGACATTTACCCATAAATGTGTTATTATGATATAGATTGAATTGACATGAGGATTAAATATGACGTTAGACCAAATGATGGAAGAGTGGAGACTAGACGCTACAGTTGACCCCACAGAGTTAGGTATCGCATCTTTAAAGATACCAGAATTACACAGCAAATATCTCAAAATTTATTTTGACGAAAGACGCAAACTCAAAGCACTTGAGTTTCAAAGCAAAGATTTATCTTTGAAGAAGTATGAGTATTACAATGGAAAACTTTCACAAGAAGAACTTGACGAACTCAATTGGGAGCCATTCGTTAAGCGTTTGATGAAGAATGAAGTTGATATGTACCTTGATTCTGATAAAGATATTATACACAACAATGTTCGCATAATCAATCAAAAAGAAAAGTTAGCGTTTTTGGAAGAAGTACTTAAGAACATCAACCAACGCAACTTTCAGATTAAGAACGCTATAGAATGGAAGAAGTTTACGCAAGGTGTACAATAAACTCTATATCTCAAAAGTAGATGAAGTCTACGCACACATCAAGTGTGAGAACTCCGATGCAATGGAGTTGAATGAATACTTCACGTTCTACGTTCCCGGCTACAAATTCATGCCCGCATTTAGAAATAAAATATGGGACGGAAAGATACGTCTTTTCAATTCACAGAGTAGACAAATCTATTATGGTCTGATTCCATACTTAGAGAAGTTTGCTAAAGAACGTGACTACGTAATTGAATTTGATGAATCAGTAGAAACGTATGATGAATTTTCTGTAGCAGAAGCAAAAGACTTTATTGATACTCTAGGCATACCATTTGAAGTCAGAGACTATCAAATAGATGCATTCATTCATGCAGTACGCAGTAGAAGAAATCTATTGGTATCACCGACAGCATCAGGCAAGTCACTCATCATATATCTCATTGCGAGATATTTAAATTGCAAGACTCTTATCATTGTTCCTACTATCTCACTTGTTGCACAGTTGTATAAAGACTTTGCAGACTATGGATTTGAGAGTGATAAATACATACACCAGATCATGTCAGGTGCAAGCAAAGAAACTGATTGCCCCATTGTCATATCTACATGGCAGTCAATTTACAAAATGCCAAAAGAATGGTTTGAAGAATTTGAATTAGTTGTTGGAGATGAAGCGCATTTGTTTAAAGCAAAGTCGCTGATATCAATTCTAACAAAACTAACAGAGTGTAAGTATAGGTTTGGTCTGACAGGTACGCTAGATGGTACACAGACACACAGATTAGTCTTAGAAGGTTTGTTCGGTAAAGTCAAACAGATTACAACAACAAAAGAATTGATTGACTCTGGACGATTAGCTAAGTTTAGAATTAAAGCGTTAGTGCTTAAGCATAACGAAGAATCATGCAAGCTAGGTAAGAATTTTAAATATCAAGATGAGATAAATTATATTATAGGTAAGCCGTCAAGAAATAGATTCATTAGAAATTTAACTATGAGTTTAGAAGGTAACACTTTGTTACTGTATCAATTTGTTGACAAGCACGGCAGAATATTGTATAATATGATTACAGACGCAGTAGAAGAAAATAGACCTGTATTCTTTATTCATGGTGCTGTTGGAGTAGATGAGCGAGAAGAAGTTCGTAGAATTACTGAAGAAGAAGAAAATGCAATTATCGTAGCATCATATGGAACATTCTCTACTGGTATTAATATTCGTAATTTACACAATGTTATTTTTGCTTCACCAAGCAAGAGTAAGATTAGAACACTACAATCTATTGGGCGAGGATTGCGTTTGGGTGACAATAAAAAAGAAGCTATTCTATATGACATATCAGATGACATGACACATAAGAGTAGAAAGAATTTTACGTTAGAACATTTTATTGAAAGAATGAAAATTTATAATGAAGAAAAGTTTGAATATAAAATTTACACTTTAAACTTAAAGGAAGAATAATGCTGTGCAAAATACTTAAATTAACAAGCGGTGATACTGTCATTGGAAATGTTGTCGAAGAAAGTAGAGGCTACATCGAAGTACATCGACCAATGAGAGTTGTTATTGTTCCTAAAGTGTTAGAAGAAAATACATTTCACATGTCTATGATGAAATGGGATCCATTAATTAATTTTACTTTGAATTCAAGAATATTTAAACAAAGTATTGTTTCGGTATCAGAAGCAACAGATGATGTACTGGAAGTCTATACTGAATTGTACAATCAGTTTGAAGCTGGAGAACATGAAGAGAACATCGTTGTGCAAAATAGAAATGAAAAGTTCGACACTCTTAAAGAAGAGTTTGAATCTGAAGAAAAAGTAGAGAAGGAAATTGAGAGGATGAAAGGATTAGCTATTGTGTCTGCTAACACACAGACTATACATTAACTAAGTCTTTATCAAAGGGGACACAGTAATAATACACTATTGTCAAGCGATTGTCAACACATTGAGGTAAATTATGAACACTACTGCCATACCAGTAACAAAAGTAAAACACTACGTAAACAACGAACATTTCTTAGAAGAGATGGTTGTCTTTCGTGCGGCTGTTAAAGAAGCCAAAGAAACAAATGGCGAACGCCCAAGAGTACCTGAGTACATTGGTGAGTGTCTATTTAAGATTGCAACTCACTTGGCACGTAAACCAAACTTTGCAAACTATACATTCAAAGAAGACATGGTGTCTGATGGCATCGAAAACTGTCTACTGTACATCGATAACTTTGATCCGGAGAAGTCTAAAAATCCATTTGCATACTTTACCCAAATCATCTACTATGCATTCTTGCGAAGAATTCAAAAAGAGAAAAAACATTTGTACATCAAGTATAAGAGCATGGACAATTTAAT